TCAGATTGCAGCGTCACGCCTGCTCCGCCAACCGTCACCTGACCAGCGCCGGTCTGAAGCAAGTCAATCAGCGTTCCAGTTGGGAAGGCGACAGAAGAGTTTGTAGGGATAGTCAGCGTGATTGCTGAAGCATTTGACATTTCTATCAACTTGCCTGCGTCTGTAAGCACAAGAGTGTAGGTAGTGCCGGTCTGCGCGTTTGTGACAACATTTGCCTTGTAGGCCCAAGCAGGCGCACCAGAGGCGACGACTAAAACCTGATCAGTTGCGCCGATGCCAAGTCGAGTGATAGCGGCAGAGCCGGTTGCGTAGATGACATCACCAGCGGTTGTGACTGTGGACTTCGGGATTGCGCCGTTGGCAAGGTCATAGGCTGACTTGACTGCGGTAGCACTTGCCGCAACCGTGCTTGATGTGGTGCTTGTAGAGTCAGTGACAGAAGTTACTGATGCGACTTCATCGTCGGAGTCAATCCAGATATCGCCATCGCTTGGGGAGGAAGGTGCGCCCGACTGGTAATAGATGTCTCCGCCAGTATCGGCAAGGTCTACCCAAGATGTCCCGTTATACACATAGACGGTATTAGCAACCGTGTTGTAGTAGGAGTCCCCTGAAGCCGGGGACGACGGGGCCGTTGCCAGATTTGGCAGGGTAAGGCGCGTACCAATGAATTTAGTCATAGACCCTATTCTAACAGCCCGATGGCTGTGCCGCTAGTTACCCGATAATTGCGTAGCGGTACGTCCCAGCAAGGCTGATGGTGATTGTTGCGACGGTTGTGCTCGTGGCGACGACCTCTGCATAGACCAGTTCGTCGGCTGAGTCGTAGATGCCAACCGTAATGTCCTTTGAGCCAAGGCTGTGGGTAATTGCCTTTGCCTCGCCAGTAGTCCAAGTGGCGCTGCCTGCCTTCTTGCGGGCAATGGTGAATCCTGATTCGGCAAGGGCGTCTCGAGCCCCGGAGGCGCTAGTAGCCCCAGTACCACCATTTGCAAGGGCGATTGCGGTGCCGTTCCATGTTCCGGTGGCAATTGTGCCAACCGAGGTCAGGCTTGAGGCGGTAACCCCTGAGCCAAGCGTGCTGCCGCTGAGCACTTCCGTGCCGTTAATCCTGTATACCTTGCCGTTGGCAATGTTGACATGCTCTGAAAGGGTCCATGCGTCAGTTGCATCAATCCAGGCAATTGTCTTGTCCGTGTCGCCCTTAAGGGTAATACCGCCGCCATCAGCGCCAGCATCCGTTGGGCTTGCGGTAGAGCCAAGTTCAATGTTCTTGTCGTCAACAGTAATAGTTGTTGAGTTGATCGTTGTGGTCGTTCCGTTGACCGTAAGGTCGCCAGAAAGCGTGAGGCTTGTACCGGTTGCTGCGCCGATGTTTGGCGTAACAAGGGTTGGGGTGTTCGCGAATACGAGTGCGCCAGTACCAGTCTCGTCAGAAATTACACCAGCAAGTTCGCTGGACGATGTCGCAGCAAACGCGCTCAGCTTGTCCTCGGTAAGCGCAACCGTACCCGTTGCGTTTGGCATGGTGATTGTGCGATCCGCCGTTGGATCAACAACAGTAAGGGTGGTCTCATAGCCGTCAGCCGTAGCGCCTTCAAAGACTACGCCAGCACCATCAACAATAGGCGCAGTAAGCGTCTTATTGGTAAGGGTTTGCGTACCAGACTCGGTTACATATCCTGAGAGGGAAGGAATGTCTGAAGTGAGTGCAACCGTGCCGGTTGTTGCTGGAAGCGTGATGACCGTTCCGGTGCCGGCTATCGCCGTTGCTACAACCTGGGCAGTGCCAGAGGTTGAGCCAGGCAGGGTGACACTTGAGATACCCGTAAGGGCAAGGTTTGCAGAGGTGCGGTTTAGCGCAACGCTCGTCGTACCAATGAACGTCGTGTCCGAAGGATTTGCCTTGCCGTTGGCAAGGTCGTAAGCAGACTTAACGGACGCAGGCGTTGCAGCCTTCGTGGTTGAAGTGCTGGAAGTAGAGTCCTCTAGCTGGACAGCACCCTTAACGGATGTCGTGCCGTCGGCAATGCTGATTTCTGGGGTTGTGCCGCCCGTGGAGGAAATTGCACCAGTTCCGGTGACTGCGGTGACCGTTCCCGCGCCCGTGGAGAGTGATGCCCACGCACCGTTGGCGTATACGCGAAGGGCGTCAAGGGCGGTGTCGTAATAGATCTGACCCTCAACCGGGGTTGACGGGGCAGTGGCAAGGTTCTGAATCTTGGCGTTCTGGAGCTCATTCTTCTGAAGGTCTAGATTGGCTAGGAACTTTGCCATTTTACTCTCCTTAGTTTAGGTAGGCTTTGCCAGCAAATGCCGCCATAAAGGTCACGCGCACGACATTTGCACTAATATACTCAACATCCCCGATAACCACACTATCCGCAGAATCTACAACTGTCACAGACGGGAAGCAGTTGAGGTTGTGGGTAATCGTCCAAATTGACGATGCAGAAGCCTGTGTGTGGGTATACGTGGCATGGGCGTTGGCAGGAGACCCGCTGGAAATGGTTACATTCCTGTTGACGCTAGTAACCGTTATCGGGCTCATCTAGTCACCTCAGCATTAACTACAAATTGACCAGAAATAATCTTCAGAACGACCTGCACCGTGTCCACAAGCTCAATGTCGTAGGCATATGACCCCGCTGGCACTAGGGAGAGGGCGGCGGCAGAAATCAAAACCCTGATTGTCCCAGCCGCACCGCCGAGCGTGATCCCGCTTGAGCTGGTCAGGTTGAGGACTGGGTTGCCTGAACCAGCAAACTGCCGAACCTGCATCCTAGCCGAGCATCCGGTCAGGTTGATAGCGGTTCCAGCATCATTTGTGTAGGTTATGAGGGTATCAAGGTCTGACCCCTGGTCGGCAGAAATATCATAGGTGGAAAGTGCCATGTTGGCATTATAGCCTGAGGAAACCGCCTATTCTATGGTCTTCTTTTCTACGATGCTCCTCAGGGGAAGCGGGCTTACCGGCCTCAGGGGAAGCGGGCTTACCGGCCTCAGGGGGCACCCGCCATCCCAGCACCTAGCGGAAATGTCGTTCATTTTCTTATTTGCACAGGAATAGCAAAACTTTGCCACGGTTCGCCGATGCTTTGCAAGGGCGGCCAGGTTCTCTGAGGATAGCACGTCGTTAAGCGCATTCAGGCGAGCCCAGGCAATATCGTCATCTGTTGGAACGACACCGCCGTAGAACCTTTCTTTTGCCCACCAGATTCCCTTGTTTCTCTTTTTCCCAGCAGCAATGAATACTTTGTTCAGGCTAATCTGGGACTGGCTGGCCCACGCCATGCACGCCTCCTGAAAACGCCTGATCTCAGGCTCTTCAGTCTTCCTTGGCCACCTGCTTCTTGGCATGAGCAAACCCTAAAGCAAATTGAAAAATCCTGCAACTTTCCGTCAAGGGCAGATTATGTGGTATAGTACATATATGGCACAAATTGGAAGACGCAAGAAAGATGCGCAAGATAAACTTGAGCACGAGATTTACCTATTGCACTTTAATGGCGTAAACCCGCCCGAGATAGGCCGCAAGCTTGACCTTAAGCCGGATACGGTAAAAAAGTACATCGCCAAGATGCGTAGGCAGGCCCTTGAGGACGCAATTGGTCCCGTTGACAGCAAGGTTGAGCTCATTGAACGAGCAAACCGAGTGGCAAAGGCCGCCGCGGCTGGTCACGCCTCCGCTCGAGAGAACTCGTTTAGCGGTCAGGTTGCCTTTCTCAAGCTACAGCTTGAGGTCATAGATCGTCTTGCAAAGTTAACTGGCGCATATGAAGCGTCTAAAATTGAGCTTACCGGCGCTAACGGGGGTGCGGTTCAGATGCAGATGGTTGATCACGCAATTGATGGGTTGAATGCAGAGGATCTGGCAAAGCGCCTGCGGAACTGGGCTGACGCACTAGAGGAGGGCGGCGATGGACAGCAATCAGTACAGACAGTGGTTGAGGGTACAAGCGAAGACGTCTGACGCCGCATTCGCGGAATACGTCAGTAATCTTGTTTTCCCAAAGCATCTCCGAGAAATGGAGCGCTTCCTAGACAAGAACGAACGGGCGCTTGTTCTCATGCCCCGCGGTCACGCAAAAACCACCCAGTTGATTCACAGGGTGGCTCGGCTCATTGGCGAAAGCCAAGGGAAAATCCGAGTTGGCATTCTCACCTCTGTTTTGTCCGATGCCCTTGCGCGCTCCAGGGCAATCAAGGCAATCATTGAATCGGCACACTTTGCCGAGATTTTTGAGTGGGCGCAAAACGGGGTGGTGGGGCCAAAGTGGACAGATGAGGTATGGACCATCAAGGGGGCAAGCATGGGGAAGGACGCAACATGCTTCGCGGACGGACTTGGATCAATCAAGCCCGGCGCTCGCCTAGACATCCTCATCGGCGACGACATGGTTGGCATGAAGGAGAACGCAACTGCGGTTCAGAGGCAGAAGGCTGCGGACACCTACTGGCAAGTTGTTGACCCCATGCTTGTTCCTGGGGCAAAGCGCTGGTACATCGGAACTCGATGGCACGAAGACGACTTCTACAATGGGCTAAAGGAGAAGGGGACCCCAGTGATGCTGCGAAAAGCAGTTGAGGGTGACAGCATTCTGTGGCCAGAGATGTACACGGTTGCCGACATGGACAAGAAGCGCGAAGAGCTGGGCACCCCCATCTTCATGCTGCAATTCCAGAACGACGTTCAGGCAATGGGTGGAAACATTTTCCGATATGACCGATTCAAGTATGTAGATACCGTTCCCGCTGGCTCTCGTCGCGTTGGCATTGACCTTGCATCTTCCGCATCGGAACGCAGTGACTACACGTCATGTGTTGAGGTGGTTGAGGACGCAGAGCACAATCTATATGTCGTTGGGGCGTGGAAGGCAAGGCTCACCGAGGGGCATCGGGATTGGCTGACCGGAATGACCCGTGATGGAGACTTGGTTGCCGACGACGGGCCGCGCTTGCTCTGGCCACAATACCTAATCCCAAACCCTCCAGAGATGACCGAAAGCGCGCGCAATCTAGAATCGGTCAACATTGAAGCAGTGCAGCACCAAAGCACTTTTGTGCGGGAAGTTCTTGGCACCACTAACCTACCGGCTCGAGCGGTGAGGCCAGACAAGGACAAGGTCACTAGGTCTAGGGCGCTGGCAGCCAGATATGAATCTGGAAAAGTATTCCATCTGAAAGGCGCTCCAGGAATTAAAGACCTAGAGCTAGAGATGGCTTCGTTCCCAAACGGTGAGCACGACGACCTTGTTGACGCCCTAGTCTATGCTGCCGACCTCAGCGGAAGCAGTTTTTACTTCACGGCAGCGAAGACGGGTAGTCGGTTCTAATCCAGCTTGTAGGGACTTCGCGAATCCACAAGGAAAATGGCTTTTTCCCAGAGTAATACCCGTTGATTACGGGCGCATCACTGCTTTCCATAAACATAGTCAGCGCCGCTTGCATGGTTGTCACATTGTCTCTTTCAGCAATAAATACAATTGCCGAAGTTACGAATGGGGCAGCAGCACTTGTGCCGCTAATTTGAAGCCTTATTCCGTCTTTGCCAACTGCATCAACTCTGCGACCAGGCGCCCAGATATCCACACAGGGTCCGTGGTTGGCAAATAGCGCCCTGTACTGGCGGTTGTCAAGACCAGAAACCGTAATTGCGTTTTTGGCTCCAGCCGGGCTGGTGTTGCATGCGTTTGCAGATTCATTTCCAGCCGCAACGACAACGGGCATAAGTAAACCAAGGCTGTTGACGGCATTGTCAATTGCTTGGCTCTTGGGACCGCCAATGCTAATGTTCACCACGGACCTAGACGGGTCGGCCTCAGCCCTAATCAGGTTCAAGACGTTAATGATTTGTGATTCTGTGGTTTCTCCGTTGCAGTCAAGAACCTTTTTTGAAATAATGTTTGCTGATCTGACAATGCCGATTTCTTCATTATTAATAATGCTGGAAATAAGAGACCCGTGCCCAGAACAATCCTCTGCGCCAATACCGCTATCTACTAAGTACACATCAATACCTGAGCCCAAGTTATTATTTGCGACCACCTGGCCGTCAAGCATGCTTGTATACCCTTGATTTATTCGGTCCTGCGCCCACATCGCTGTTGAGGCGAAACCGTAAGCATATTTAACCTTATAGATCAGATCTTTCTTTTTGGCTTTTGCCTCTGCGGCTCCTGGCGCAGAAAAGAGAATAACCGCTGCGATAAATATCGCAATAGCCCTTACTTTTGATCCCATTTCTTAATAACCTTCACTTTCTTGCACTTATGGCACGTTGCCTTCTTATATTTTGGATCAATCGTCGCAGGATAGCCTGCCATCACCTCGTTGTCAATCTTGGTTTCGCACTGGGTGCAATGCCAGCCATCCAGCGGTCTCCCGCGGTTGTCAAGGACGAGATTCTTGGCGTCCGCCATCTGATTGCTCCTTTTCATACTCTTCAACGATCTCAAGCGCGCGCTTGATACCTGCAATATATGCCAGCCTAGAGAAAAGTTCAACCTTCCCTCGTTGGCTAATTCCAATCCCCCTTAGAACTGGAGTTGTGTCCCCCGAGACAGAATGCTCAACCAACTTGCGAAGTCGGTCAGATGCGCTCACTTGATGCCCCTTCGGTTAATCCATCCAACGGATGATGTCAATAACTCGTTTAGGTCAAGCGATGAGATCACCACATCGTGCCGCATGCCATCAATGATCATTTCCATATCGCTCTCGTAATAGGGATCGCCTTCCCGTGGTTCAGATAGCGTGATCTTGCAACCGTGTACACCGCCAATCGTAGATGCGACCTCCATCATTTCAACGGCAATGGTTTTGAGCTCCTCTCCGCCGACGAGCGGGATTAAATTGGCGTTGCTCATGGCAAACGATTTCGCCAGCCACACCTGCGTTATCTTTTTTGCTGCTGGAGTCGGTTTGCGATATCGGTCAGAAAACCAATCCAGAACGTCGTTATTTCTACGGCGTCGTCTGCCGTTTGTGCTAATCCGCTTTTTGCCACCGTGTTTGTGGCTTGGTCCCATATTGCCCATTTGTAACCTATCCCTTCTTCTGATCGTTCAAGTTTCCAGACTTCATACCGCGTTGTGCTTCCCATCGGTTATACCCAATCGCCTCCATTGCTAAAACTATTCCGTCGCGAAGTCCGCGATGGTACTCACTGTCACCCTCCTGAGCCTGTGCCCATGCAGTCGCCGAGTGAAGTGACCGCATGCCCTCCCTGACCGCGTCAATCTTTCCTTCCTTCTTGGCCGCCTTAAGCGCCTCAATGAACTGTGGGTTCACTTCTTTGGCCGCCCCGGCAAATCTCGCTCCATCGGCGCGCCCCACAATCCGCGTTGAAGCGCGACGGCAATGAGCGCGTAGTTTGCGATGTCTAGAAGAGTGTCTGCAAGGGATTCGTATGTGCCCTCGTCAAGTGGGTCAAGGATCACATGGCCGTCAACAATCTTGCCCTGCATGAACTTTCGCGCTCGAGCAATCTTGTCGTTCCCAATACGGCTGATTACTCCGTGCAGTCCAAGCTGCTCAATGTTGGAGTCACCATATCGGGCCTGCTTCTCGCAAAGAAGCTCATACGCCTCATCGTAGATTTCTTTAAACGTTTCTTCAAATGTCTTTACTGAACTATTCGGCACTGGTTCCTCCCTGCGACCATCGTCCTGGGTTTTCATCGTGCCACTTCCTTGCGGCTCTCGCATCGTCTGCAGAGTTAATTCCCCTTCTGGCAAGGTCTTGGAATTCAACCCCGTTGCCAACAGCCTCATATACACGAACGGCAAGGGTAAGGAACTCTTGAGTTTGAGACCAGTTGGTCAGCTCAGCCACACGCAGCTTCTTCTGGTGCGTCACGTGCGCCACAATTTCCGACCTGCACTCTTTAAGGTTTTTTTCAACCTCGTCAATTCTGTAAAGCCGTATTACTTCTTCCATACAGCCCCCCTTTCTATGGGCATCCTAGAGCGTTTCGGTCAGCGTGTCAAAAGCGCCCTCTTGATCCCCTCTTCTAGGGTGATTCTTGGCTGGTACACCTGGAAGCTCATTACTGGGTCGGATACCCTCCAGAAAACCCCAACTGGCTTTTCTGGGTATGTAACAATTTCTGGTTTATACCCAACTTCGCTACATACAAGATCGGCAAGGGCAAGGAACGATGTCGGTCGCCCGGTTCCGATATTCAGCGGGTCACGATAGTCCTGATCAATCGCTGCGTTAACGGTTGCGACAATGTCATCAATGTGCACAAAGTCCCGCGTCTGGTGCCCATCACCCCAAACCTCAAACGGGTCTGCGCGTCGCTTTGCCCGCTCAATGAACGAAGGGAATGGGTAGTCCAGCGCCTGGTCCTCACCGTATCCAGAGAATGGTCGGAAGATGTGCGTGCGAACACCCTCTGCTTCCGCGAACTGCGCGAGATACTCACCTGTCAGCTTTGACCATCCGTAAGTAAAATCTGGGCTACGGATGTCGCTGAGATTGATCATGTGCTCGGCAAGCGACACATGATTCTCTCGCGTTTGCAGCTCAATGGGATATGCGGCGGAAGATGAAAAGTACACGACCCTTGGCTGCTTTGTCCTTATTGCCCACTGCCACATCTCTGCGTCAATGGAGAGGTCAACGGCGACCGAGAGTGGGTCTCCTTCAATCTTTGCTCGCCCGCCAACGACGGCAGCGAGGTGAATCACAAGGTCCCATTGAATGTCGTCCTTGCGGAAGAAATCCCTTGCTTCTCGAGGGGTATCTGCGGCAATGTCTACGCCAAAGACCTCATGGCCCTGATCTCGGTAAAACTTAGTGAAGTGCTTTCCGACAAATCCCCTGTGTCCAGTGATGAGTACCTTCATTATCTTCCACTCCTACTCTTGCTGGGTATTGGCTTTTCTGATTGCTTCGCAAGCCATATTTGATAATCATATGCGTATCCGTATTCTTTGAGCCTTACTAGCGATAGGCACATTGGCTCAAACCCCGCCTGCACGATCATGTCCTTTATGCACTCAGAGTCCCAACCCCAGTAGTGCTCTGGATTCCTACTCCCAGTTTCTCCGTCTGGAGTGGTTAAAAGCAGGTGCTTTGCCTTGTTCCGAATGGAGGAAAGAACAATTTCTGGATTATCAATATGCTCAAGTGTCTCAGAGCAAATGAACAAATCAACTTCTGGTATCAGGTTAATGGTCTCCTCAATCGGTCCGGTTATTTCGTACCCTGATGCTAGATCGCCAATATACCTTTTCCCGACAGTCAATGAATTTATGATCGTGGCATCTCCGGCGGAAAGGTCTGCCGCGGTTTCAATTGGACCGAGCCATTTTGCAACCGCGATAGTTGCCTGAACCCTGAGAATATGATCGTGGAATCCTGCGTGGCTGTGGGGTGATCGGTATAGCGCTTCTAGCTCCTTTTGTTCGTGCGCGCCCCGTAGCCTCTCCCGGTACATCCTACCGTTTAGTCCTTTTTACCAGCGTCTTCATCGGCGAAGGACTAGGCCGACGTCCGTCTGCATCTGTGTCTTCTCATAGTCCTCGTAGGCGATGCGATCTTTTTCGTACACATGGGAGGCGTTCACTTCCTGGTACTGAAGGTCGTTGATTGCTTTGCCAGCCAGATAGTGCATGTGCTCAATGACAACATCAGCCCGGTACTGAAGGTTTCCAATCTTCACCCCGAAGTCCCTCCAGAAGTTATCCATGTACATGTGAACAAGGACGGGGGGAACCATGTAGCCGATGCGGCGAACAATTTCCGCAGACATCGTTACGGCCGTTGGGAGGTTGGCCCCCTGCAGGAGATCGTCCCCATATGCAACGCCGGGTCGCTCGCCAATCGCATCAGAAAGAATTCTGTCCCACCCCTTCGTTCGTGGTCGGTGGTCATCGCCCATGAAGGAAAGAAATTCGTACTTGTCAGCATTCTGCGTCGCAAGCAGGTTTAGCGTTCCGCCCATTCGCAGTCGCGGGTTAATAGACGACCTCTCAAGAACCCGAGCGGAGTATTCGCTCTTGTCGTCATCATCTAAGCCAAAGAGAATATCGGCGTCTTCCGCAGTCTCTTCAAATGCGGTAAGAAGCTCGTCGCAAGACTGCGGTCGCTTTCGGCTTGGAACAATAAGTAGCAATCGGCTCACGATATCCCCACTTTCTTGGCAATTAGCCAACTCACCTCATCATCGGAAAGGCGAATAAAAACTTCCCCTCCGTCGGCAATCGTTACGGCATACGGCTCTTCATCATCTGGGCGACGCTGATCAAGGTTAATAGACAATGGAAACGATTGGGCATACAAAAAGTACACTGCCCACACCCGGTCTGTTGGAGCCCCCGCGCGATCCGTCATAACAAAAGCATACACCATTTGGAATGGTCTATGATGCACGAGACCGCTGGGTTTTATCCTTTCTCCCAGCGGTCACTATTCCTTCAGAAGGTCGGCAATCCCCGTGACTGGATCTGGGTTGATTGGCTCCGTGAACTTCTTTTCAGCCTCCGCATCATGGCTCTCATGATCTTCGTTTTCATTGCGGATCAACAGGTCTTCTCGTGCGTCCCAGATCGCCTTGGCAAGGCACTCATGACGACGGTAGACGATGGTCTGATAGGTGTCAGAGCGGGGGACCACGCCGTATTCATTCGGCTCTGGCCACTGATGCTCAGGCAGGTCCTTCACAATGGCAATGCCCCACACCCCCTCTGGGCTGCGCTCAATTAGCCAAATGCGCTGATACGCCCGGAGATCACGATCAAGCAGTTCCAGCTGCTCGTCAATGGAATAGTTACCAAAATGAACCACAGGACTAATCATCTTCTGCCTCCTAATAGTAATCTGAGCACGAAGCGAAATACCCGCACTCGCAGATCAACTTACAGCGTCGCTCATCCATTCTGGCACCACAGTTGGCGCACGTCAAGATGATCTCTTCTGGGTCTGGCTGGGGAGCCTCTGGGCTTGACACTTGCTTTTCTTGGTCCATACTATTTTCCATTATGGCAAGCAGGAAAGCATTCCGGGTACCAGAAGAACATCGAGGGGAGCCACCAGCTTCTCGCGATGAGGTTCGCCTGCGCTGGGTCAGCGACGGGTGGCTGTGGGGTCCTGCCTGCCCGCAGGATATCCTTCACGGGGGAATGATTGATCTCCAGGGAACCTCCAAGTGGTACTGCAGGCACCAAGCGCATATGGGGCGTGGGGTTTATACCGAAGATCAGTTAGTTGATATTGAGTGGCAGCGGATCATTTCCGCCGCACAATCCCAAGAAATATTGCCGCCCCAGTCATAAGGGCAGCAGCCATTACGGCTACGCCAACGAGAGTAGAAATCACCACCGTCGCCAAGGTGTTAACCACAAGCCAAGCCAACG